GGAGAGGATTAGCAGAAGCTATTTGATCGGACATGCTTGGTGAACTACTTGTACTAATTCCGCTTCCTGAAACAGAAGAACTAGCAACTCCGCTATTTACATTACTAGAACCTCCGCTATTGTTTCCACTTGAATACCCTGTCGAAGAACTACTAGAAGATGCATTACTATTAGATGCTGTTCTTATTGATTGGTTTACAACATTTAACATACTCGATGTTATTCCGCTTCTTGATGTTGTTTCTTCTGCGATTAATTCAACTTCTTCTTCTTCTAAAACTTCTTCTTCCCTTTCCTCTACCGCAACTCTTTCTTCTGCAAATTGTTCTTCTATTTCTTCAAATACTTCTTCTACTACTTCTTCTTCAAACACTTCTTCTTCAGCGTAAAGTTCTTCTTCAATTTCTTCTTGAGATTCTTCTCTTTCTTCAATTATTTCTTCTTCAAACCATTCATCTAATTCTTCTATTGTTTCAAATTCTACAAAAGTATTAATTTGTTCAAAATCTTCTATTAAAACAGTTTCTTGTAATATAAATTCTTCTATGAGTTCTTCACTTGGGTTTATTGTAATTACGTCATTTCTATCAAATTCGTTATGAGATAATAAAAATTCTGGTTCATCAAACACTTGAATATCATAAACATCATTTATGACGTTAAAATCTGGTAAAGGATCTATGTCATCTGAAAAAGGTTCTTCAAAATTAAATTCAATAAAAACTTCTTCATATTCAAACACTAACAACTGTTCTTGTGGTTCTGTCTCAAAATTAAATTCTTCTATGTAAGTAAAAATATCTTCTTCATAACCAAAGTTATCGTTAAAACTAAAACTTCCGTCTTGCGTATTGTCTTGATAACCATAATCAAATTCTTCTTCAATATAATAAGCTACTGAAGCTTCTTGTGTGTACCCCGCACAAAACGGAGCGTATTGAGGGTCTTCATCACATTGTTGATCGTCATAAGCTTCCCAATAAGAAGGACAAGATTCACTATATAGCTGTGTAATATTACATTGCTGCGTTAGATAAGCAGCTGCATAGCCAGAACAACTTGAACTATTTAAAGGGTCGCTACAGTCGATTGCATTACCTGTCCCTACTCCGTATAAAGAACCGCCATTTTCTAATAATGTATTAAATGAAGTATTGTTAAAATTAGTATTTACACATGTGCCAGCAATATTAGTTGTACCTGTGCTACATTCATCGTGGTATAAATAGGTGTAACTTTGTGATGTACCGCTGCCTATCTCTCCAATTAATACATCATGGTTAATAATATTTAACCCACCATATCTGTATTCAAATGTATTATTAGCCCAAAGAATTACTTCAAAACTGTTGTCTGTATTGCTTCTGTTGTATTCTCTTAAATCATACCAACCAAATATCATTTTAGAAGAATCCCCCCAAGACTTTATTCTTGAATTATTGTCTCTAATTAAATCTGTCCAAAAAGGATATAAAGTATAAGTATGTTGTCCTGTTAATGGGTCTGGAGTGTAGTCATTACAATATGAACCAGTGGTTTTAAAGTGTAAGCAACCATTAGTTGCCATTCTAGCCTGACTAAAAGTTTCTCCATAAAAAGTAAAATTAAAAGATAAATCTATTGCAGGAGATACTCCGTCATCTGAAACTGAATATGCTAATTCTCCTTCAAAATTATTAGCGTTTGTTTGTAAATGGTATAACGATTGATTAGCTTCATAAATATATTCAGCTTTAAGTTGATTAACACCTAACGCAAAGATTGCAGATAAAATTAAACTAGCAACGAAACATAAAGTTTGCCATTTTTCTTCTTTTTTATGAAGCATTATTCCACTCTTTTTTACACTGTTTAGTAGATTTTTTCTTTTTAGTAAAAACTTTTCTTACACCGCTTACAACATCTCTGTTATACCCCGTGTCGTTAGGATTTAAACCTTTTTTACAGTTAGCTATCCAATTAGCCTTATATTCTTTAGCATCAGGTCTTAACGCAGGATTAGTTTTCCATCCTTCTGTTGCTTCTTTACCTATTTTCCCCATGTAAGGACAAGGAGTTCCTGCCATTTCCATTGCTTGGAACACTCTAGTATCTTGACAAAGTATAGATACAGCAGCTACTTTCATGCCCATGTCGTATATATATTTGCTTAGTTTAAGTCTTTCACAATTTTCATCTTTTATTGTTCTTCCGCCTGATAATCCAAATACTTGTCCTTGAAACGCACCTGAAACACCAGTAGTACAAAGATCTTGACTATAACTCATGATAGAAGGAGCAATAGCAGAAGCAGGAGGTGCTTCAGTTTTAATATTTTGGTTAATAGTCTGCTCTGATTTACTTTGATTAATGTTTCTATTTGTGTTTTCTGAAACTGTGTTATTGTTGTTTTGATTTACGTTGTTTGTTTGTACGTTTGATTCAGACTTACTTTCATTTTTGTTTACGTTTGTATTATTACTCGTAGACGTTGATGTATTTATGTTCGTATTTGTATTGTCTGTAGTGCTCGTATTATTCACAGTTTGATTTACTGTTGAATTTACTGTCGATTCTGAAGTAGACGTTGATGTATTAACGTTGGTGTTTGAATTTGTGTTGTCAGTTGTAGCTGTTGAATTAGCTGTTGTCGTGTTTACATTCGTGTTCGTAGCTGTTGAAGTATTTACGTTTGTGTTCGAATTAGTTGCAGTTGATGTCGAAGTGTTTGTATTTGTTGCAGTCGTAGTGTTTGTGTTCGTGTTTGTGTTCGAGTTTGTGTTTGTGTTTGTGTTCGAGTTTGTGTTTGTATTGTTTGTAGTCGTAGTGTTTGTTGTTTCTAAACTATTCTGTTCACAATACTGTTCTCCAGCCGTGCAATTGCCAGTTTGATCTGCTTGTAATTGTGGAGCAACAATTAACCCAATAAACACCCAAAGCCCTATAAAAACTATCCGTTGTTTTTTCATTTTTTATCTTCTCCTTTAAATGATTTACTTGCCCCAGATGTTCCTGCATACAAACCAAACCATGCAGCTCCTGCTCCTACGATAATAGAGATTAAACCTGATTGTTCAAAACTGGGTTCAGGTAAATCCATAAACCACATCACAGTGTAATAAAGCAAAAAGATATAAACAGTTAAAAAAGCTCTAGGGAATATTCTCCAAGAATCAACTGCTTGGGCTAAAAATATCCATTTTTGATGTGGGTTTCTCATACCTTCGTCTTCTAATTCTCTAATTCTATCTTTTAATGCAGATTTTTCTTGTAACAATTCCATAAATTTATTGAGGTCAATCTCAACCTCATTTCTATCCATGTCCCCACCAAATCTTCCTGAAGGTTCGTTACTCATTATTTGTTTCCTCGTCGTTATCGTAATCCCTATAAAATTTAACAATACCTAATATTTCTTTAATATACCTAGTAATGTCAGCTATATCCATACTTAAATGTTCATATTCTTTACTAGATAAAGTGTAGTACGCACGTCTAGGTGCTTCACCTTTTTCTAAATTAGTTAAATATTCTTCCATTCTTTCTGGAGTCATTATTTCCCATTCAACAGGATCCATTTGTACTTCCATAGGTAAAGGTGGATGATACATTGGAGGTCTTTCTGCTATCGTGGTTACGGAAACAGGTTTAGCTTTTGGTTGTATCATTGAACAACCAGAAGCAATTAATACAAAACTAATTATTATTGCTATCTTTTTCATCGAATTGATTTGGATCTGTTAATTTTTCTAAGTTTTCTAACACTCGTTTAGAAGCTCTGTTTATTTTTCCTTCCATAATTTCTGGTTTTGCTAAAGTTAATTCATCTAAGTCATGTGAAGCAAATGTTTTTCTTAGCCTATTTACATCACGCATTGCTTCTTGTTTTTCTTTTTCTAAAGCTAGTAACTGGTTTTGCGTCTGTTGTTGTTTGTTAAGGTAATTTTCTATAGCTTCGTTTTGTTCTTGTATTTTAGTTTCAAGAATTATTTGATTGCCTTTTAAAGTGCTTATATTATCTTGCAATCTGTCTATCCAATAAGCTGAACCAGCAACTGTAGCTAACAATAAACCACCCAGTATTAACCCTATTTTCATTTAATTTCCTCAGGATTAAATAAACCTTGCTCTATTAATTTTGTTCTGTTTATTTGATGTTCTTCTTCTACGTCTTCTTTCGATTGCCCGTGATATGCAACTGCGTAATTATTTTCAACTAATGCTTTATTTATATTTACTCCATCAACAATAACATCGCCCAATACTCTACCAAACTTGCCTCTTGAGTCTTTCAGTTTTGTTTGTATCACAACTTTTTCACCTTTTTCTATTGCATCTTTTAAGAAAGCCCCAGCCATTTTTCCTCTAGCCTTTTCATCGAGGTTACGAGTGCGTGACTCGGGAGTATCAATACCATATAAACGAACACGAGACTTATGAAGAATATCAAAACCAAGATCCAACACAACGTCGATAGTGTCTCCATCAACAACTTTTTTAACTTTACAACTGTATTCATACATATTAACACTTCCATCTTTTACGAGCTTGCCGTAATCTTGAATTAGGGTTTTTAGCGGCTTTAGGGAATTTTTTCATTTGACCTTTTGATCTAGCACAATAAGATTTACGTCTTTTTGCAGCTTTACTACCTTTTTTAACTTTACCTGTTACTGCTGTTTTAAGTTTAGATCCAGGATTTTTCTTTCTATAGGCTTTTACACCTTTTTTAGTCATGCCTGCACCTTTCTTGGTAGGACGATAGTTACCGCCTTTACCAGTCGTTCTGCGTATTGGTTTAGCTTTTTTTCTTGGCACCTTTTTTCTTTTTAGTTATTTTCTTTCCAGTTTTTTTAGCATAAGCTTTAGCAGCTTTTCTACCTTTCGGGCTGTATGAAAAATGTTTTTTACCTACTTTTGGCATAATTATTTCCTCTTAGCTGTTTTAGCTGAACGTTTAAAAGCAGCAGCAGTAGGGGCTCCTTTAGCTCCTTTTTTACGTGGCTTCCTGCCCTCTGCTTTCTTTTTATTGATGTTATAGTAAAGACCTTTTTTAGCTTTTCTACCGTCTTTAGTTTTATGATAACCTTTTTTCATATTAATCTCCGTTGTTTAAAACTCTGTCTCTTAATCTAATTGCTCTGTTTCCAACTTGTCCTGCCCATTTTGAATCCATCATCTCTACAGCAGCAGTTTCCCAATCAGATATTTGCATGGCTCCTATAAACTTTTTAAAATTACTAAGTCGTGGGTGCCCTAAATTAAAACACATATTAGCCATAACTCTTTGTCGATTATCGTCAAGATTTCTCCACCAAGGATCTTTCATGTCTAATTCATCACAAACAATATCTATATCTTTACTTAAACATTCTCTAATTCTTTCTTCTGAAACAGGAGTACCTACAGGTTGACCATGTTCTTCATCTGTTTCTAAAACTAAATGTCCTACTCCAAAAGTAGGATATCCTAAATGATCTAAATAGATTTCATATTTATAACCTTCATCTTTAATAAGTTCTTCTATTAATTTATCTTTATTCATAATATTTTTATTGTTGTTGCTCCATTTGTTGCGACAGATAATTCCCCTAAACCACTCACGCCTTCTACTCCTCGTTCTGTTCCAACATAAACATCTACCCATTGTTTACCGTTCCACAGCTGTAACTGGTTGGTAGAAAGGTTCCATATTACATCTCCTGTTTGGAATTTATTTTCGTTTCTTTGCGTTTCATTTACAGATAATGTTGAATCAACATCTACTTTATTTAAACTTAATTCTAATACTCTTACTAAACGATTGAATGTTTCGGGAGACAACTCTCCCATAGCTATAGGTAATCGCGTTTCTAAAATTTTTGCCATTATCTTCTACCATTTGGTCGCACATCCATACGCATAGCACCAACTCTAAAACCAACTCCAGACCTAGAGCCTAATGAACCGTCGTCATCAGATTCGATTCTAAGAACCGCTTGTCTTGCTCTTAGCCTAGTGTCTATTTTTGTAGTAGAACTGGTACAAGTGCTTGTTGAATTTGTAGTTAAACTTTCTCCAGGAAAATTTCTTTGTTTTAAAACAACGTTTACTGTTTGCCCTGTTCCCCCGCTACCTGTAAATTTAATGTCAGGGATTACACGACTAACGTATTGAAATTCTTCTCCTTCTCCAATATCAAAATCACTAGACTCTATAAACACGTTATCCATTGGAGAGCCATCAGCATCATTACCTGTTTCGTGATTGTATAAATAACCTACGTCGTTTGTAGTGTATGTTCCTAAAGGAGTATCATAAATTCCTTGATCTATCCAAGAACTTCTGTTTAATTCCCCTATACTCCATGCTCCTTCTTCGTAATTAAATACAACGTATTTACTAATTGTTGTTTCATCAGAAGCACAATAAAACCAACCTACTTCGTCGAACTCTTTGTTTAGAAAACCAAACACTTGGAAAGCTTGACCTTCTTCTAAATCATTAAAAACATAATCCTGTACAGAACATGGGATGTCTTGAACTTGACCTGTATAAGTATAAAAACCTTTTTTATCCATCCAAAAAACTCCTTTTGGAGTATTAATAGCTGCATTAGGACCAATAAGCCCTACTCCTTCGTTTACTAGATTAACTCCAAAAGTAAACGGCTGCCCTATAAACTGCATGTTGTACATAGAAGTATCTGTCCAAATTAAAGTTTCTTGTCTAGCTCTAATAGCTCCGATAATTTGAGAACCTGCGGATAGTCTAAAAGACCCTGCAGTATTAGTTGATAATGGTTCCCATTCAGCAGCATTTTCTTGATCACTCCATGCAATAAGCATTGGGTCTATAGTACCTGTTCTTGAACTTCCCGATATAGCATCAGCACCCAAACAAACAACGTGTCTATCTATATCACTAACTAATGTTTGTAACGCTACTGTAGGTGTTAAATTTGCTCCGCTTAATGCATTTAATGCAACTGCTCTATCTGTGCCTAGTGTTTTAGAACTTATATCCCAATAATAAATTCCGCCTGCTCTTACATTCATAATTAGGTCTTCACCAAAATTATCATGCGACCATAACCTTAATTGATTGTCTGCTGTTATTGCCGTTGAAGAACCCCAAGTACCCGCACCCCAAGTACCTGCACCCCAACCTGTGGACTCTACATAACTATCAAGACCGACGTTGATCTGATACGCACCGACTACAGAACTGCCCCCATTACCACTGTCACTAGCGTTTGCTGTAACTGTGGTTCCTGAAGTGTTTTTAGCAGTAATAGTGTAAGAATTACTATTTACTATTGTTGCTATTTGGTATTCTTGATTTAAAACAGCAGCAGTAACTAAACCACCTAAAGTAGCCGCACCACTAAAAGTAACAAAATCATTAGTAAATGCTCCATGACTTGAGTCTGTTACTGTTATTGTAGAACTACCGTTAGTAGCCGAAAAAGTAACATCACCAGCAGAAGTAGTAACCCTTAAAGGAGTAATATCGTAAAAACTATTTCCTTCTTTAATGTAATACTTCCAAGTAGATCCTAGTCCTAGATATTTAGTAAGTTCTAAATCTACCCAAGCGTGAAGTGCTCTAGCTGTGGATTTAAA